CCCCTGCAAGACGCCTTTCGGCGTATGGGTATCCGTTCTCAATAAGATAATTGACGACATCTCGTTCAGCCTTAGAACCTTTAGCTTTTGCTGGGTTACTCATCCCAACTCCTTCTCAATAGCACGAATAGTTCCACACGGATAATTCGGGTCTTCATCGCAACCACGACAAAGTAATCCGTAATTTTTAGATTCATATGGCTGGTGGTATTCCACCACTGCACGAAGTGCTTGTGTAGTTTTAGATAATCGTGTCTGTTCGCTTTCATCTGCATCCATAACCATAAGTTTGACTAATAACTTATCGTGTGTCATCAGTACCATCCATGTCGATTGTGGAAGGCAAGAGCCTTTGATGGAGCACCGTAACGTTTTTTAATATATTTTAATCCTAAATCAATTTGTCTTAGCATAGGTGTATCCTCTGACATATTAAGCATTTGAGGAATACCGTAGGCAGATGAGTCTGGATTATCCGCCGTGTAATCCCATCGGGATTCTTTATTCCATAGAATGAATAAAGATTGCCACTCGTAATCACTTTTGTATGTAGTTAGCACTTTAACTCTAGCGATTTCTTTAGCCATTTTTTTCATTTGAGATATACTTACTACCACTATTGGTAATTTGCATTGTGCCATCTCGGTAATAGAAATCTGTGTTCTCAAAAACATCGCACCCACAGCGTGTGGCAATGTTCCCACAAAGACTGCAAATGCCATAATCCAAATATATGTTGCTCGTTTCATTATTACTCCTCAGTGGGGGCAGTTGCAAGGGTTCCACAATCAGCACACTCCATATCAAGATAGTATAGACCAATAGTACCATCCTCGGCGAACGATACTTTTAAGTTCCAAATAAAACATCCACAGATGCATACCGTGGTAGGTTCACCACGAATATCCATCGCCCTTGTATAATCAGGTTTTAATTCTGTTATATCTTTACTCGTCATCGCCATCATCATCCTCATATGGGAAAGTATCCCAGTTAGGAGAATCAGGTTGTATCCATGGTGATGTAGTCATCTTATGCCCTTTCGGGTATGTCAGAGACATCCATAATCTCTGGATTAAACTGCAACCAATAAGCCGTATCCCCTGACGGGTCAGCTTTTCCATATCGGTTCTTAACAGGGGCTATTGCTATGTAGCCCGGTGCATTAGTTCCAATTGTACAAATCAACGCTGGCAACTGCGCAACCATTCCCTGCAAAGCAGAGCGAGGTTGACATGGATTACCACTGTATGATTCTTTAGTATGATGTAGTACTAACACCGCGGCATTAGTATCTCGTGCTAGATATTTAAGTTCTTTAAGTGTTGAACGCATGTTGGCAAATTCTTCTCCACCATCGTTAGCAATATCCATTAGGTTATCAATAACGATAAGTGTAGGAGAACAGCCCCATAGTTCCTCAAAGGCAAGTACCTCTTGGTCTAAATCCACCAATGTAGGCGAGGATTCAAATGACCAAAAGATATGCCCTGAGTGTTCATTAATTACTTGACGAGATTTTGCAACTTCAGTCTCAAGAAGTACCTCTGCCTCTGATTGAGGCTTACCAGTAATCATTGACAATAAACGCATAGCCATAGTGTGTGCATTGGTGTCAGCGCTGACATAGAGTGTCGGCACCTTAGAACGCAACGCAATTGCTAAGGCAAGAGTTGACTTGCCCGCACCAGGAGTACCAGCAATCATAGATACTTCCGCTCTGCGGATAACAACTTTGTTCACTTCAAAGGTCTTAAAGACAGTTGGCAGTGGTTCCCCACCTATGTCCTTACTACCTACTGCGCGGGCAAGTGTTCTCATGTCTTAGAAACTATTCCATGCTGGCTCGCCACGGCGTAGCCATTCAGGTTCACACTGGTCAGGAGTTCCCTTTGGAGAAGGACACATGTATGCCTTCCAAGGACCCTTAGCACCGCTACCTGTGCGTGGTGTCATTGGTCCATGCTTACAGGTTTTACCTGCAGGACCCGATGTATTTGTTTGTGTTGGATGAGCAGTATGGTCAACCGTAACATTAAAAGCTTCACGGATGTTTGCCATTGCTTCTACTGCATTTTGTGGTGCACCAACAAGAGAGGTTGCCATAGTCTTGAGTACATCCTGCGACTCTTCGATTCCTACAACCTGCTCTAACGCCTCACAAAACCCTGTGTAGGTCTCTGAGGAAACAACGAAGATTCTGCCATCGTTGAGTTTGCTACTGACTTGGAAGTTTCCAGTCATGTGTTTCTCCTTGTCTTGTTCGTAGTTGAACTCTATTGTACGTGCGAATTAACATACTTGCAAGCAGACATTACACCACAACGCCCACAGTTAGACAAGTTAGGTAAGAAGATAGTCTCCTTACGTGCCTTGTCAAAGGTGTTGAGCATATCTTCAATGCGTTCTGCATGTAGGTTCTGTAAGTTCCATAACGAAATGTTACCGGTACGTGCATCCCAGAAACCTGCCTTGTCGACAGTAACCCCTTGTTTCTCAAGCGCCCACGCATAGACTGCGAGTTGCAAGGGATGCCTCTGAGATGACGCACCAGTTTTGATATCGAGAAGGACACGATTCCCCTCGAAATCAACCATGACACGGTCAATAGCCATTTTAACCGTGGCATTATCTATATCAATTTCATATTGTTTTTCAACAAAATCTTCGTATACGTTCCAGCTTTTGCGGAAAGCAATCCACTTGTCCAGCATCCACAAGCCCTCACCGTACCACCATGACATGTCTTCTTTCTTGGCAAACTGCCAAGTGTTCATGTCACCGTAGAGTGCCTCGTCTTCTGCAACTTGGTCATACCAGACCTTGTTCCAAATGCTTTCGGCGTCGCCACCTTCAAGGTCATAGACCTCAGTAGCCTTGTGGACGGCAGTACCACCAGTAAACCAAACGGCATGTGCTTCTTGTGCACCCTCAACCTTAGTTAAGTAGTACTTCCAACCACACTCCTGCCAAGTAGTAAGGCTGGAATAAGATATATGTTTAGGTAATTCATTCATGGTCATAGGCTATCACACCCATGGGAGTTATACGGGTCGAAACCACAAAAGTAGCAATCCATAGATTCCTCACATTCTTTACAAATATAACGGAATTGGCTTTCTTCACAACAGTAGTGCATCTCATCTATAATGCGGTAGTGCTCGGTTTCATCTATTTTATTTGTCATAGGAGAACCCTACCATACGGGTTTCTTAAATGCTGTCTGAACCAGATTTTAAGAAACGCCCCCCTACCCCCCATAGAATACTATAGTGGTCAGGGGAGTGGAATCAGACATATGTCGTCACCGTCATTTGAAGTTTCCGCCCCACGGTTACCCGCTCTACTATGATACACTATAAATCCCAACAACGGAGGTTAAGATGCCAAACTATGACTTTAAATGCTTAACCTGTGATATCATTATAGAACAACAAGACAGGGTCTTACCGCCTTGTCCTAAGTGTGGAGAAATAATGAACAGGGTCTGGGATACCCCAGCCATTAAGTTTAATGGTCCGGGATTCTACAGCACAGGAGGTTAAAATGACAAACCAACTACTAGGAGGAAACATGGAACTATACATATCCATAGCATTGGGTATTTTCTTAGGCGAGATAGGCAAGAGGGTTATCTATCAAGTTGAAGACTGGATTTGGAAGTTTAAACGCCGTAATAATCCAATAAGACTTCAAGAATTGTTAAGCAATCTTGACGGAAAAGAAGTACTCTAAAAATAGAAAAAGAACCCCACCTCCTGTGTCAAAGCAGGGGAGTGGGGTCTTCTAGTCTCTACGGGGCTGCTAGGCCCCTTAAATCGGTATTATTCGGAGCCAACACCAAAGTCTGATTCATTCTTATCAGCCCATTTAGCGGCAGGTGCAGCCAAAGCGCCAATAATTACGGCATACTGAGGTGCTATATCTGTAAGAAGGGCAATCCCCATTACGATGGCAGATGCAAGTACAGCACGTAAATATGACTTAACGGCTGCTGTTTGCTTCTTATTAAGTGGATTTTTCATATGTGTTCCTTACGTAGGTTGAGTTTGATTATCAGGGCTTCTGCCTCATCTGGAGTACAGGCCATCTCAAAATGCATTTCATCTTTGCGGGACTTGTAGTTACCACCCCACTTGACCTTGTACTTGTTGCATAAAATGTTAATCATCTTCATCTGGTTGGCATTGAATGTGCCTGACTTACCAAGCGGATGTTTAGTTGCGTTCAAGTCCATTGCAGTACCAGAGGCGTGATTAGATAGGCCAGTAGTCTCTCCCCTTATAGGGCGGTAAGCATAACTCCAGTCATCGAATGTACCACCATCAAGCTTTTCTACATTGACATGAAACTCGGCAGCAAAGGCTGCAAGTATAGGACCGGCAATCTCATTGCACTGTAATTTTATATCAGTGCCTTTTACTTTAAAATGCTTGACGTTAATAGCCTTTGGGTTTTTACTTGCAACCCAACCATTGGCACTATATTCAACTGTCATTTATTTACCAAAAGAACATACAAATCATCAATACGTTTTTCTAATCTTTGTAAAGAATCCTTCATCGAACTACCACCATTGGGTTTAAGTTCATTGAGATAATGCTTGACCATCCATCTAATGCCTCCTGCAAATGCTGAGAAGATTGCTATGCAGGCTACTGCCACTGTTAGATAGTCCTTGAATTGCATTATACTGTCCTTACCGTTATATCTATTACGCCACCAAAACCATCAAAGCGTTTATCAGGTGGTGTCATACGGGTGAATGTAACTTGTTCTATTACTGCTTGCTGTGATTCTCCTGTTGTTAAGTCTTGCCAAGATAAAACATCGCCTGTTCTTTCAATATCTTCTAATAATTGAAGACGAGCATAGGCTCTACCCTCATAACCAACTACAGTATTAAATCTATCAGTCTCTACATCAAAGCACCAAACAGGAAACTTAATTATACGCTGACGTGGAGTAGCAATAGTTGCCTTTGCTTGGTATCCTTTGAAAGTTGGACCAGCAGTTGTAGTTGTTGTGTCACGACTAAACGTAAACTTATATGCAAGAAATTCTTGTGCTACCTCAGGTTGAGATGTTGTTACTTCTACTGCACCAATACCTGTACCATAAGTAATGTGGTCATACTGCGTTTCATTACCACTAACATCAGTAGCAAGAGATGATAATGTAAACTCGCCAGATGTAAATGAACCACGTGCAATAATACGTTTAAAGTTTTTAGGTTCTAATGTAGAGAATCTAATTTTACCTGTGGTTATAGAGCCAGTTGATGATAAAACCGTAGTTGATTGAATGGCTATTCCATTGCTGCCGGATGTAGTAAATGCTATCTGATTGGTATTTCCTACAAAATCTACGCTAGTAGCATAGCCAGTAGCACCACTTAAGTAGGCATCTTTAGCGTAAGCAAAGTTTAAAGATTCAATTTCTTTACCTAAATCAATACGATATAATCCGGCATATCCATTGACTGTACCTGCAGCCCAGACATACTTATCGCGGAAAGCAAAATCACGTATGCCATTAGTGTCTTCAAATATTAGTGGACCATAAGATAAATCACCAGTACCATCTGAGATGCTAGCTACACGCATACCCTTATTGGTACCAATCATCAAGTAACCAAGATAAGATTCAATCTTAAGAACTATCTCCCCAATTGGAAGCTTTGCTGCTACAATTCCTGATGTTAGGGTGGGCATAACACCAGCAGTAGATAGAACAAACTTGTAGATGGCAGAGTTACCGCCAAGGTAACCAGCAGCATAGATGGCAGAGCCACCTTCGGAGATAGATGACC